AATGGGAAACTCGTGATATGACTGATGAAGAATATGACGATGCATTTGACACATTTGATAAATGGTGCGACGAAGAACAAATCTATCATGGCGGATTCTCAACATCATGGGTAGTACCAGATTTAAAATATTGGCCTCATCAAAACAATGTAAGGATTATGACTAATTGTTACTTTGATTCAAAAAATCTACCAAGAAATATTGTATGGGATAAGTTACAAACTTCTCAAGATTTCCATGCTAATCTACAGCTGTTAACACAAGGATTTGCTAATAGAATTACAACAAGATATAGGGTTTCTATATCGGCCACTAATGCAAAAGGAGGTTGTTCAGAATATAGAACAGTTGAATTAAGTAATCAAGTACACAGACAATTAGCTGAAATGTACCCAGATTACGTAGCATTAAAAACTAAAGTATTAGCAAATGGACCATGGAAAGGAGAAGAACGAGTTACTTGTTTTATTCAATGGTCAAAAGCTTATAAAGATGCAATTAAAGCTAAAAACGCATCATCATTGGAGAATTTTTTAGGATGAAACACGCAGGTATAGTACCACTAATTGGTGGTGAAATTTTGGCATCAGCAGATGCTTATGGAACAGACCCAGAATATTTAATGACATATTCTGGATTTATGGCTAATGAAACGCACCTTTTAAATTATTATAAGGAACAAGGGAAGGATATTCCATATCATATTTTAGATGAAACTTCTGAAAAAATGGAAAATGTGGACATTGTCTCTTCAGTTTGTCCATGTGCTGGATTAAGTACTTACCATAACTCACATGGTGAACAGAACGAAAACAACCAGTGGATGGAAAAATCATCTGAATACGTTTTAAAGGAAGTTAAACCAAAGGTATTATGGGGAGAGAATGCTCCAGGATTATCTGGAAAGATTGGTAAATTTATGAGAGAAAAGCTCTATAAAATTGGCCAAGATAATGGTTATAACTTTTCGATTTATTTAACTAAAAGTTTACAGCATGGTAATCCACAATATCGTAAAAGAACATTCTTTTTCTTTTGGAAGAAAGATGAATTTAACGATAGGATCCCATTGTTTAACTATTATAATAAAGAAAGACCATTGATTCAAGATCTAATTAAAGGTGTTAACACTAACTTTCAAACACAAGTTTTAAACCAAAAGACACCTTCGCAGGATGATCCATATTATAAGTATACCCTAGAAGTTGAATCTAAATGTACTCATGCTGAATTTGTTGAAAGGCATTCCCATGAAGAAAAATCTATTAATGTAGAATCTAGGTTAATGAAACTAGGTCATGATCATCTTAAACTTGCTGAATGGATGGATCAATATCCTCAGTTTGAAAGAGAAGCTGCAAAGGCTAGACGTAAAGCAGGTAAGATTGCTTCAGGCGGTGGAATTATGCTTAGAGGTACAATTATTCCAATCAATTATATTGGAGCATTTGTAGTACATTTACCTAAGGTTATTGCTCATCCAACTGAAGATAGATACTTAAATGTTGCTGAAGGTAAAGCTATTATGGGATTACCCTTAGATATGGAAGTACTAGATGTAGAAAAGAACTACAATCATATTTGCCAAAATGTTCCATTTGCAACAGCAAGGGATATGGCAGTAGAAGTTAAAGCAGTATTAGAAGGTAAAAGAGATAGTGTTGAAACAAGTTACTTATTTCAAAACAATTTAAACAGAAGTTATGATTATAAAAGAGAAGAAAATAGTTTGGAGGCATTTTTATGATGAGAATATTATTAACAGGAAGCAAAAGTGGACCAAGGAAGGGTTTTATTGGAAGCAGATTTGCTAAAAAGTATGGTGATCAATATGAGATTGTAGAGTACACTGCAGATATTAGAAATGCAGAAGGTATTATTGTAAGCGATTTTGATTTCGTAATACACCTTGCAGCTTTGGCTGGAGTTCGAAGATCACATGAAATTCCACAAGAATATTGGAAAACTAATGTAGAAGCATCTAAGTATATTTTTGAAGCATGCGAAAAGGCTAATGTTCCAATCATATATGCTTCATCATCAAGTGTTTATGAATGGTGGTTATCACCTTATGCTGCTACAAAATATGCTATGGAAGCTATAGCACCTAAGAATTCTATTGGATTAAGATTCCATACGGTGTATGGTCCTGATAGCAGAGAAGATATGTTATACGATGCGCTTTTAAGAAAAGATCCAAAGTTAACATACCTAACTAATCACACTAGAGATTGGACTCATGTTGATGACGTATGCAGTGCAATAGATATTTGCATAACATACTTTGATATGATAGTTCACAATAAAGCAATTGATGTCGGTAATGGTAAACCTGTTACAGTAAAAGAAATGGCTGATAAAGTTTGGCCAGAGAATAATTTACCACTAAAAGAAGTTACTGGTGAACGACAAGATACATGTGCTGATCCAACAATTTTAACTAAATTTGGTTGGGTTGCAAACCACCATGTATTAGAAGATGATTATAAAACGCAAACAATGAAACAATTAGACTTAAACTGGGATGGTAATATATAATGAGATTAGCAATTATAGGGCATGGTTTTGTAGGTAAAGCAGTTGATTATGGATTTAGTAATCAGCAAGTAGAAAAAAGAATTTTAGATCCAAAGTATGCTCATACTGATAATGATCAATACAAATTAAAAGATTGGAAACCTGATTTAATTTTCGTGTGTGTTCCTACACCTATGGGCGATGATGGTAATATCAATAGCAGTATTTTAAAATCTGTAATGGATAATCTTGATGAATGCTTAAAGGAAACACTAATTGTTATTAAATCAACTGTTACACCAAATGTAATAGCTGAATACAAATTTTGGAATAACGTTGTGTATAATCCAGAATTTTTAACAGAAAAGTCTGCATGTGAACAATTTGTAAATCCTGAGTTTCATATCTTTGGTGGAGACATATATAATACTAAAAGGTTAGAAGAATTCTACGAAAAATATAGTTTATGTACACCATGCCCATCTTATCATATGAACCATGAAGAAGCTTCTTTGGTTAAATACACAATCAATTCATTCCTAGCAACTAAGATTACATTCTTTAATCAGCTCTACGATCTATGTAGAACTAACGGCGATGTCAATTTCAATACTATTATTAAAGCAGTTGGTGCTGATAATAGAATTGCACCTTCGCATACTAAGGTTCCAGGATTTGATGGAAAGCAAGGATACGGTGGTGCATGTTTTCCTAAAGATACTTTGGCTTTTGCAAAGTTCAGCGATGAGCTTTCTCTTTTGGCCAAAGCAATTGAGATAAACAATACGTATAGATCTCAATATGAAAGAGACGAAAGAGAAAAAGAACAAAATATTCAATTTAACCATGTACAATTAAACCAAAATATGGTATAATAGACTATATTAAACAAGGAGAACTATGCCAAGTGTAGATTTAAGACCTCGTAAGAGGCACCCAAAAGATAAAAGGCCAGCATCAGAAATGCCATTTGATGTTGCTCTTAGAAAATTCAGAAAGGCAGTTGAAAGAGCTGGAACTCTTCAAGATGTAAGACGAAAAGAGTTTTACGAAAAACCAACAGCCAAAAAGAAAAGGAAAAAAGCAGAAGCTTTAGCCAGATGGCGCAAAAAAGAACGCTCAATGCAATTAAGACCTGAACGTGGTCGAGGAGGAAAATAATGGGCATAATGGATAAACTTAAAAAGAACTCTAGAATTAAAGGTACAGATACTCTAGAAAAATCAATATACTTTGGTGAAAAGGATATAGTTTCAACTAGTGTACCAATGATAAACGTCGCACTTTCAGGAGATGTCGATGGTGGTTTATCATCTGGTCTAACAGTTTTAGCAGGTCCAAGTAAACATTTTAAAACCTCGTTTGCGTTATTGATGGCTGGAGCATATATGAAAGAACATGAAGATGCAGTTATGCTATTTTATGATTCTGAATTTGGTTCACCACAATCTTACTTTGAATCCTTTGGAATTGATGTTTCAAGGGTATTACACACACCAATCACAGACGTAGAGCAACTAAAGTTTGATTTAGTTAACCAATTAGATACGATTGAAAGAGATGATAAAGTTATTGTCGTAATCGATTCTATTGGTAACCTAGCTTCTAAGAAAGAATTAGAAGATGCATTAAACGAAAAATCAGTTGCTGATATGTCAAGAGCTAAAGCACTAAAGGGATTATTCAGAATGGTCACTCCTTATCTGACTATGAAGAATATCCCTTTACTTGCTGTTAATCATACATACCAAGAAATTGGATTGTTTCCTAAAGCAGTTGTATCAGGTGGTACTGGAATCTACTATTCAGCTGATAACATTTGGATTATTGGTAGAAGGCAGAACAAAAAAGGATCCGAAGTTAAAGGATATGACTTTGTTGTTAATGTTGAAAAATCAAGGTTTGTAAAAGAAAAATCTAAGATTCCAATTAGTGTAACATGGGAAGGTGGTATTTCAGAATACAGTGGCTTACTCGATGTAGCTCTAGCTGGAAATTATGTTGCTAAACCAAGCAATGGTTGGTACTGTAGAGTTGATAGAGAAACAGGTGAGTTGTTAGATCCAAAGGTAAGAGAAAAAGATACTCTTGATCAAGAATTTTGGACTCCAATTTTTGAAGGAACTGATTTTAAGAAATTTATTAAAGGCCATTATCAAATAGGCCAGAAGCCATTAATTGCAATGGACGAAGATTTCACTGTACTTTCAGAGGAAGATGATGTATAATATATCAGATAGCGATTTTACATTAGTAGAAAATCCTGAATCAGATTTCTACGGAGTAAAGCTTTTAACCGGAAAGTACAAAGACGTTACAGTTGTTTATGGAAAGGTTTCAATAAAAGAAGATGAAGCACTTGATATTGGAACCTTAGAGTTTACTTGGACCTGTATTGATCCAGCTGAATTTAATGATAAAGAACTTAATAAAAACGAAGAGTTTAACAATCATTTAGGCGACGTACTTACATATATTATATCTGATTCATTGGAAAAAAAGAAGGGACAAATTGGACATATCAACGCAAATACCGACACACGTACTCAATCATCTACTTAATGATGAGTCATTCTGCCGTAGGGTAATACCATTTTTAAAGAAGGAATATTTTGAAGGCGAACATCGAGTAGTATTTGATCTTATAGTAGATTTTGTAAGTACACACAATAAACTACCTACAAGTAAAATATTGGAAATTGAATTAACTGGTGTGCAAGCACCAGATGATTTACTTAATAGATCATCACACTTAATCACAGAAATTAAAGAAAGATCTGACATTGAAACAGAATGGCTAATTAAAGAGTCAGAAAAGTGGTGTCAAGAAAAAGCAATCTATGGTGCAATCATGGATTCTATTCAAATCATCGATGGTAAAAAGCCAGAGTTACAAGCAGGTGCAATACCTGATATTTTATCTCAAGCATTAGGCGTATCATTCGATCAAGATATTGGCCACGATTATATTGATAATTCAGAAGAGCGTTATGATTTCTATAACAAAGTCGAAGAGCGTATACCATTTGATTTAGATTACTTTAATAAAATTACCAAAGGTGGTTTACCAAAGAAAAGTTTAAACATATGTCTTGCTGGTACTGGTGTAGGTAAATCACTCTTTATGTGTCACTGTTCAGCTGCAAATATTTCTGAAGGAAAGAACGTATTGTACATTACAATGGAAATGGCTGAAGAAAGAATTGCTGAAAGGGTCGATGCTAATTTAATGAATTTTCCAATAGAACAATTGGATACTTTACCACAGAATGTATTTAATCAAAAGATTGAAAAGATTGCAAAGGGACATGTTGGTAAATTAATTGTAAAGGAATATCCCACAGGTGCAGCTCATGTTGGCCATTTTAGAGCATTATTAAACGAATTAAAGCTTAAAAAGAACTTTAGTCCCGATATAATCTATATTGATTATTTGAATATTTGTGCCTCTTCTCGTATGAAAGGCCTTGGTGGAAACATAAATACTTATTCATACATTAAAGCAATTGCTGAAGAGCTGAGAGGCTTAGCAGTAGAGTTTAATGTACCAATCGTGAGTGCGACTCAAACCACGAGATCTGGCTTCAGTAATACTGATGTTGGATTAGAAGATACTTCGGAATCGTTTGGTCTACCGGCAACGGCTGATTTAATGTTTGCGTTAATATCTACAGAGGAGCTTGAAGAGTTAGGACAAATACTCGTTAAGCAATTGAAAAATCGTTATAATGATCCAACAAAGTATAAACGCTTTGTTATTGGGGTCGATAGATCTCGTATGAAACTTTATGACGTAGAAGAGGAAGCACAAACTGATATTATGTCAGATATGGTTCCTGATAAACCAATAAACAAATTCGGAGAATCTGAAGGCAAGGATTTTTCAGAGTTTAAAATATAGAGGAAAATATATGTTAAATACAATTAAAACTTACGTAAGTGCAAGACTTGGGGAAAGAACTACTTGGGACGGAACTACACTATGTGTTGTTTGTGGATCAGTAATCCTATTCGGCGGAGTTGCTAAATTACTAGCATGGGCTGGATTTGCATGGGGTGTATATACTTTAGTTAAGAAAGAATCTTAAGGAAATAAAACATGAACGTGAGTCTTATATCATATTCGCAACCCTCAGAGGACCTCGCCCCGACAACGGGCGAGGATCTTCTTCAATTAGTTTCATACTGTGCTCGAGTGTCCAATCCTGGAAACCAAACAAGTCATGAAACATCAGAAAAACTTGTTAAGTATTTAATTAAAAATCAACATTGGTCTCCATTAGAAATGGTATCAGTTTGTATGGAAATTAATACTACACGAGATATCGCACGACAAATTTTAAGACACAGATCTTTTTCATTCCAAGAATTTTCTCAAAGGTATGCTGATCCCACTAAGGATTTAGAATTTACCACCAGAGAAGCTAGGATGCAAGATACTAAAAATAGACAGAATTCTATTGAATTAAACCAAGAAGATTCTATTAATTATGTTTGGGAATCGTACCAAGAAGTAATAATCGAAAGGTGCAGACAAGCATATGATTGGGCTATTGAAGCTGGTATTGCAAAAGAGCAGGCCAGAGCAGTATTACCAGAAGGATTAACTATGAGTAGGATGTACGTTAATGGTACTCTTAGATCATGGATTCACTATATTCAATTGAGGTCAGCACACGGCACTCAAAAAGAACATATAGAGATTGCTAAAATTTGTGGTGAAGTTATATCAAAAGTGTTCCCTTATAACGAAATAGTATAAAGATATACTCTTCGGAGTGATACTTAGGCTAATTATTTTGCAAATAAATGCAGAAAACCCTGTACAATTGTGTCTGGTCCTGGTATAATATACTTATATTAAATGATAAGGAATCAAATTATGAAGAACAAATTTCACGAACAGAACGTTAGCGAACTAGCTAGTTACCTAACTAAGATTAAAGCTGACTATCACAGATATCAAGATAGATGTCTTGACGGCGATGACAGAATCAAAGATCAAATGTTCGATGAATTTTGTGAAGGCTTATCTTACACAGTAGGAAGAAACTATATTAAAATTAGTGCTGGGCATTCAACCCATTCATTCATTGTGGCTAAACCTACTAAAGGATTTAAAGAAGGTGATATATTAATGGCTAAATCATGGAAAGCACCGGCCACAAACTTCGCAAGAGGAAATATCTTCGAAGATTATACAATCAGATGGACAGGAGCGGTATAATGAATTTAGAACAATCAATCAAACTATTAGCTGAACAAGCAATCGTAGACGGAAAGCAAGTACTTACAGAAGATCAGATAAGATCTATGGTAGGTGCACCAACGCTGGAAGAATCAATAAAATGTGTATGCGGAAAGGATTTATCGGAAAACGGTGATGACTGCTATGATCACATGACGCACGGAGTATAATATGAATAACAGTAACTCACACGTAATGACAGCATACACAGCCTCAGCTGGAGATATGCTAGAACTTCAAACAGTTAGAAATACAATTAAAGCTATTAACAAAATGGCTAAAGAAACCGACAGGATGAATGAATATCGATTTAATAGTGGATGGTCATCAACGCCACCTAGTAAATCAATTAGGTATAGAGTTAAGTGTCAAGGAAGAGGACCAAGAACAAAACACGCAATAGCTGATGGTAGACATCCTAGAGCGTATGATCAGTCTCTTCCACTAAGACACGCAGAAAGGATGGATGTTTATGTCTACAAAGTATAAGGCTTTAAAAGAAATAACTAATTGGGATGACGTAGGATATAAAGTTCCTAATCATACATATATCTTAAACGAACATGGCCAATGTGTTGGCTTTAAAGCTACTGGAACTAAAAAATATACTCAATTTAAATCACCTATGAAACAATTTTCAAAGTCTCGTAGAAAGTTTATTGAGCTCAAACCAGTAGAAAAGTACATGAGGACTGGATAATGGATAGTTGGAAAGTAGTAGCAGTTGATGAACATAACGATTTAGTAGCAGAATATCTTTTTGCTATTAAAGAAGATGCAGTAATGTTCTATGAAGACATGACTAATAAAGGTTATGAATGTGTATGTTTTAGAGTTGATGTATAATGGAAATATATTTCATACTTACATTTGTTATACTTGGAGTAGGATACACATCTTATAAGATTGGAGTACGTGAAGGCTCTGAACGAATGATTGATAAACTTCATGAAATTGGTGTTATTACATACGACGAAAAGGGAAGAATTAAACCAAATCCATTTTTCGGCGACTAATAACTTATAAATAGAATTGTATTTATACAGGAGAGTTTATGAAGAAGTTCATACATAGTTTTAAAGATGGATTTACTGAAATTAAAGAAGGCGTTGCCTTAGATAAAAATGAGCTACAGAAACCAAATAGTAATACTGGTGAAGCTAGAATAGATATTCTTAGAAAGCTTATTAAAAATCGTGATCCACTTCAATTAAAAAAAGGCGGTACAGCAATTGTAACCGATATTGAAGACGCTCTCCAAAAATTAAACGCATTCGAGCAAGCACCATCAAACATTTCATTTGTTTTTGGCGATAAGATGATTCCATTATCTCAACTTAAAAAGTCAGAGGTATTTGGTGGAGGAGTTTCTGGGGCAGGGTCTGGTACTAAAGATACTGCTAGGAATGAATCCCATCAAGCTGTAATGTGCCAAGCAATGCTTGACCATGGGTTACAGGCTGAAGAATTTTTTACTCATGATATTCTTAAAGCAGCATACGGAAAAGTAAAAGTAGATGTCGATCTAAAAACTATACTTTCCTCGCCAGATGCTTGGGTATCATCATCATACAACATTGCAAAAATGCTAGTTAAGGAAGGTTATATTAATAAAAGTATGACATTCCATAGAGGCGATGCTAAGATGATTAAAATATATGCACTTAAAAATCAAGCATATAAGAATAATGGATTTAAACCTTTAAAGGACGATAAATGGAACCCAGGCGATATGTGGGCGTTATCAACAGATTTTAACGTTGATAAAGAATTACCAACATCATCAGTTGGAGCTTTAAATAAAGCAATATTAAAACATTTTAATGATAGAAGATTAGTTGGTATATCACTTAAAGGTCCAATGTTAAAGTTCCCTACACCATTAAAAGAATATAATAACGAATATCCACCTGACACAGATAACCATAAACTAAAAAAGGTTGCCTTAGAATCCAACAGAGGAAACTTTTGGTCATCAAAGAGTGCAACTATTGAGTACGATACAGGTGCATTAAACCTTAAGGATAACGCTAATGGTGAAGCAGTAAAGGCTGAAATCAAAGGCAGTAAAGCAAGAGGCGGTGGATTATCATGGGGTGTTATTCAAGAATTTATAAAAAGAGAAACTGGTAAAATAATTCCTGATCATGCTAAGGGTGTTAAAAAAATAGCACAGAAGATTAAAAAGGGTGATAAAAGATCTATTAAAATATTCTATACAATGTTTAAACACTTTTATCCAAACGTTACTGATAAAGAATTTTATGCAGAATTAGATCAAAAAGATTGGTTCTGGGTATCTGCTAAACTTGGTTCATTATACGTATGTTACTATATTGATACTAACACTGGAAGAAAAGCTAATGCCGTTGTAACGCAATTTGTAAATTACGCTGGATCTGCAACACTAGATTCAAGTACATACGTTAAATTAGGAAAATAGAATGAAATCATTTAAACAAAACTTATCCGAAGCCGCAGGTAAGAACACTCATATGACACATATTGAGGATCTTATTTTAGACGGTGGAGTTAAGGGAGCACGCCAAGCAATCCTTGCCCTAAGATCACTAAGGGATATGTTAAGCGGTAGCGCTAAATCAGCTGTAGACGTTACTGTTAAATGGGACGGTGCTCCCGCCGTATTTGCTGGAATTGATCCAGGAGATGGCCAGTTCTTTGTTGCTAAAAAAGGTATATTTAATGCAAATCCTAAAGTATATAAATCACATGCTGATATTGATGCTGATACTTCAGGTGATTTATCTACAAAATTAAAATTAGCCTATGACACTTTCAAAGATCTTGGAATAACTAATGTTATACAAGGTGATTTTATGTTTGATAAAGGCGATTTAAAAACAGAAAATATTGGTGGCGTAAAACATATAACGTTCCATCCAAATACAATTGTATATGCAGTACCTGTTGGTAGTCAACTTGCTAAAGATATTACATCTGCAAAAGTTGGAGTAGTATGGCATACGGTTTATACCGGTGCTACATTTGAAACAATGTCAGCTGAGTTTGGAAAGGAAATAGTACCTAAACTAAAGCCATCAAAAAATGTTTGGATGGTCGATGCAACACTTCCTGATATGTCAGGTACAGCAACATTTACAGCGAAGGAAACTGAACAAGTAACTTCTCATTTATCTCAAGCAGGTAAAACATTTAAACAAATATCAGGTTCTACATTAAAAGAAATAGAATCTAATAAGGAATTAAACCTTGTGATTAATACATTTAATAACACAAAGGTAAGAGCTAACGAAAGAATTAAAGATACTAAAAGACATGTAGCAGAATTAATTGTTTGGGTTAATAATAGATACCAAAAAGAAATTGATAAAAGATCATCTCAAAAAGGTAAAGACGCTCAAATTAATAAAAGAGATGAATTATTAAAGTTTTTTAGTAAATCTAACCAAAAAAACTTAGAAAAAGTGTTTAATTTACAGAATAATGTGGTGGATGCAAAATTAATTATTATAAATAAACTAAATGGTCTTAACAATATAGGAACGTTCCTTAAGACTAAAACCGGATTTAAAGCAACCAACCCAGAAGGTTTTGTTGCAATAGATCGTATGGAAGGTGGCGCGGTCAAGTTGGTTGACAGATTAGAATTTTCAACCAATAACTTTGACCCAAATATTATAAAAGGCTGGCAGAATCCAGGCTAATGGGATACTTACCGAGGAAATATGGAAACTTTTAAAGAGTTCACATCAAAAAACGAAGCTTTGTCTATTGCTACTCGTAATAAGATGAAAGCTGCAGCTCGAAAAAACAAAGCTAAGATTATGCTTGGTAAAAAGAAAGCTGCCAAAAAACTAGCCTCCCCTGAACAGCTTAAGAAACGAGCTGAAAAACAAGCCAAAAACCTAATAATTAAAAAGATTTTAAAGAACAAAACTAAAGCTGATTTAGGATTTGCTCAAAGGGCTTCACTTGAAAAACAAGTAGCCAAAAAACAAGGTGCAATTAAAAAGATTGCTAAAAAACTGTTTCCTTCTGTTAAACAAGCAGATAGAGATAAGTTAAAAAAACAAAAAGCTGAACAATCAGTATTAGATAGAATGGGGAAGTGATGGAGATTAAGTCGTTTAAAAGTTATTTAGTAGAAGATACAAAGGATATTACCTTTGTGTTTGGTAGGTTTAATCCACCAACTACTGGACATGAATTACTATTTGATAAATTAAAGAAAGTATCAAAGGGTTCATATAGAATTTACGCATCTCAATCGCAAGATGCAAATAAAAATCCATTTGATTTTAAAACAAAAGTTAAGATATTAAGAAAGATGTTTCCTAAACATGCACGAAGTGTTATGGCAGATAAGGGAATACGAACAGCTATGGACGTAGCAGTATCGTTATACGATCAAGGTTACACTAAAGTTTCTATGGTTGCAGGAGATGATCGAGTTAAAGAATTTGAAATACTGTTAAATAAATATAACGGCGTTGATGCAAGACATGGATTCTATCAATTTGAAGGTGGAATAAAAGTTATTTCAGCTGGACAAAGAGATCCAGATTCAGATGATGTATCTGGAATGTCAGCTTCTAAAATGAGAAAAGCAGCTAAGGACAACGATCTTAGTTCATTTTCTAAAGGTGTTCCATCAAGCTATAAGGATGTACAAGGCCTATTTAATATGTTACGAAAGGCTATGGGATTGAAAGAATCTAATAATTTTAGACAACATATTCAATTAGATCCAGTGTCAGAAACAAGAGAAGAATATATTGACGGAACTTTATTTGAGGTAGGAGATACAGTAACTGTAAAAGAAACAAATGAACAAGGTAGTATTAAAATGCTTGGTTCTAACTATGTTACTATTCAACTTGAATCTGGAACTAAAAGAGTATGGCTTGACGATATTGCACTAGCTGAAAACTGTGGCGGAGTTGGAGAAGACAAAGTTACACAAAAGTACGCAAAGGTAACACCAGGCGAAGAAGTTCCTAAGAAGAAAAAGAAGAAAAACGGAAAAAAACAATTATCATTTAGGGATTTTAAAGATGAACTTTAAACAATTAAGATCTAAATTATTAGAAGGAACGATGGAATTCGGTATATTTTCTGATAACCCAGATGAGGCTGAAAAGATTGCACAGCAACTTGTAATGTTCATGAGAAAAAGCAAGGATATAGTAGTAGGAGACGATAAATCACAAGCCTATTTAGATACTATTGCAGGGTTTATTTACGATGATGAACTGTTAGACGATTTACATCCAGAAACTGGAAAGGTTGGTAAGGATGCAAACGATATTGTCGTAGCAAGATTAAAACAATTAGGAGTTAATATACACTAATGAAAACATTTAAAGAATTAAGAGATAAGCTAGTAAAGGAAATATCTCCAGCTTTAGCTACTAGATACAGAGATAAAGCTTTAAAGGATAGACAAAAATTACCAGGAGCTTCTGATTTAGGAATTTCTAGTAGAGATGCTCGTAAAGTAAAAAACAGAATTAAAGGTAGTAATAGAGCTTTAGATAGAGCTTATGGAAGAGGCGCTAGTTCAAGGCCTAAAGGTCAAAACGCAAAATACTACGATAGAGACTTTAAAGGAACAAAAAAATAAAATGAAAGATTTTAAAGCATTTTTTAATGAAGCTGAAGATAAAGATATTGGCGATCGTAAAGGAAGTCAACCTAAAGCTTATTATGCTAAGGATGCTAAAGGCGATGAAATGGCTAAGTCTACTAAGCAAAAGAGAGCAGCTCATTTTAAGAAAAAATCTAGTAAGCCAGCTCCAGGCGATAAATCTGCAGAAACAAAACCTTCACAGCATACTAAGAAATTTAAAGATATGTTTGGTGAAGCTTCAGCACCTGACAAAGCACTTAAAGATAAAGCAGATAAGTCTGGAATGCCATTAGGTATATTAAGGCAAGTATTTAATAGAGGAGTTGCAGCTTGGAAAACAGGACACAGACCTGGAACAACTGCAGTACAATGGGGATTAGCAAGAGTTAATTCATTCGTAACAAAATCCAGTGGAACCTGGGGTAAAGCCGATGCCGATTTGGCTAAAAAAGTAAGAGGATAAAATGAAAACATTTAAAGAATTAAGAGAAAATAGTCAACTCAATGAAAAGGGGTGGGCACCTGAATCTCCTGAAGCATTTGCTAAAACTATGAAAGATAAAAAACTCCAAAAGGATATCGCAAAGTTTTTTGATACCGACAGACATGAATTTATGTCAGTAAAGGACGCAGAAAAGAAATTTCCTTACATGATAAAATACATGAAGAATTCTGAGTTTTTAAAAATAAACAAACAAAAGCTAACTGATAAAAATTTAATGACGGTTGCTATAACAATGTCAGACGATTAATATGAAAACTTTTAAGGAACAATCTAATCTTGACGAAGCACCATTAGTGATGTCCGATATGGATATGATTGATACGTTGTTTAATAAAATAAAAAATGATATGCTGAAAGCCAAAAGAAAAAACCAAGGTGAAAAAAACTGGCCAGCGTTACAACAACTAGCAAAAATGGCTGGATATGGTATTACTAAAGCTGGCCAAGCTAAAGATAAATCATTTAGGTACGATCTTAAAAAATGAAAACATTTAAAGAGCTTAGAGAAAAGAAAAGCGAATCCTGGGAAGCAGGATATAAAAGAAGAGTCGTAAAAACAACTAAGCCTGAGCACAAAGAAAAAGGTTATGAGTGGAGAATTAAAGGTAAAGAAAAAGACCATTTATCTATTAAGTTATATAAGACTAAACCATCACAATCAGAATTTAATAAGCAAATGAAAAGAGTTGCAGGTCATGAGTTCGGTGGATAGTTTTAAAGAACATTATAATATTATGGAAGGTATTAATGATCCTTCTATTTTTAAAGCAGTATTCCTAGCAGGTGGTCCAGGTTCTGGAAAATCATTTGTTGTAGGTAAAACATCATTAGCATCATTAGGGTTTAAAATTATAAACTCAGATACTAATTATGAAAATTCTCTTAAAAAGGCTGGGCTTACAATGGACGCAGAAGATATATTTTCTGCACAAGGGCAAGCATTAAGAGACAAAGCTAAGGCTATTACTGGTAAACAGTTAACCCTAGCTTTAAAGGGAAGATTAGGAGTAGTTATAGATGGAACTGGTAAAGATTACGCTAAAATAAAAGATAATGTTGATCAGTTTAGAGCTGTAGGATATGCTGTACATATGATATTTGTTAATACTGATTTAGAAACTGCATTAGCACGAAATAAAAGCAGAGATAGAGTATTACCAGATGAGCATGTAGAAAAAATGTGGAAATCAGTACAGAAAAACATTGGTAAATTCCAAGGGCTTTTTCGTAATAGAATGACAGTAATAGATAACTCAACAGATGCAGATATTAACACATCTACTTTAGAAGCTTATAAGGATATACAACAGTGGGCTAAGAAACCACCAGAAAATTCATTAGCAGTTAAGTGGATAAAAGGACAAAAAAAATGAATAAAGAAGAAGTAAAAATAAGAGATAAAATTGTATCATCATTTAACAGTAAATGGAAATACAGAAAGGATAAAACTCAGTACGGTATGGCTGATGCATGGAAAATTATATATTCTGAAGATGCAGAAGGTAAATTCGTAGGAGACTGTGAAGATTATTCTTTATCTATTCTTTATAGATTATGTGGTGAAAGCCATTTAAAAATGTGGTGGATGTTATTAACACACCAAGCCGGTATATGTTGTGTAGGACCAAGCAAATGGAAAATGTCCCATGCTGTTTTAAGATATAAAGGTGAATACGTTGATAATTGGACTAAGAAATTTGGTGGTAAAGCCGCTATCGAAAAAAATCATACCTTTCATATTTTTTACGGATATGGCTGGGCATATTTTACTGCTATTAAAATGATTATAAGTAAAGTAGTAAGAACTATTAAAGGAAACTAAAATGAAACTATTTAAAGCAATTCGCGAAAACTACGCACAAGACCTAGATCTTGCCCAGAAAAATGTAGCAAGACTTTCTAAGAAAGAAACAGGTCAAGATCAAAAAGATTATCAAGCAGTAGCTCGAGCTCTTAATCAAGGCAACCTTGGTGCAGTTAAAAAGGTAATCAAAAGTATTTCAACAAAAGAAATTCAAGCTGATATATTAAATATACTTGTAGGTTATAACGACTTAATTGCTAAAATGTATCCTAAAGCAGTAGATAAAAACGGTAATCTTAAATCTGGCCTGAATGTAGATAAGCTGATTAAAGAAGAAACAGTTGAAGAAGGTAAGAAAATTCAAGACATAGTTCGTAAACACAAAAGAGAACTTCAGAAAGCACAAAAAAGTGGTAACCTAGAGCTATCTAAGAAAGCAGAAGACGAACTCAGTAATTGGGCAAGTTCCAGTGGTGAGATTCGTGGAGACGATGAAGACGAATTCATTGACTGGTTAGATAGTAACCTTGACGATTTAGTTAAAGGTAAAATTAAAGAAGACGTTAATGAAGCTAAACCACCGAAGATGAAAAGTTTATCAATATACGGTTCTGAAATTTCTGGTTTAAAGCGTTCTAATGGAAGTAAACTGAGTACATATACCGCTAAACCTGTAATAATTAAAGGTAAGTTAGGATTTAAAGTTACTGATGATAGTGGTTCATTTGAAACACTTGACCTTAAAAAATTCGCGAAGATGTACGGATAATGCATAAATTTTTAGAGCACATCGATGAAAGATTTGGACTATACGAAGGTAGGAATGTTCCATTAGAGCAACCTATGATCGAGGCTCCTGAGCCAGCACTTAATAAACCAAGCAGAAGCTCAGGCCCAAAGAAATATGTTGTATATGTTAAGAATCCAAAAACTGGAAACGTAAAGAAAATTAATTTTGGCGACGAAAAGGGAGGTTTAACCTCTAAAATAAACGATAGAGATGCTGCAAGAAACTTTGCATCTCGTCATAACTGCGATACTAAAACGGATAAACTATCACCAGGATACTGGTCATGTAGATTACCAAAGTATGCAAAGGACTTGGGGCTTAAAGGTGGTGGAGACTATTTTTGGTAATCCATATATCGATAGTGTATTAAACAGTACTACTATCGAAAGATCGTTCTTCTTAGATAAAGAAGATGCAGAATATGTTTGGCACTCAGATAAAGAGTTAAGAGAAGTAGAAGTATTAAACGGTGAAGGATGGCAATTTCAATACGAAAATTGTTTACCTTGGCTGATAGAAAAGGGAATGGTATTTTATATACCATTAGGAGAAAGACACAGACTAATAAAAGGTAAAACTACCTTACATTGTAGGATTATAAAACATGCCAAATAGCAACACCGCATCTCAACAAAGAGCTGAAGCTGCTTTAAGACTAGATAGAATAGAAGAAAAAATTGATAGAATGTCTGAAGCAATTATTGCACTTGCTAGAGCTGAAGAAAAGATTCAAACACTTACGTCATTTTCTAAACAGCAATCAGAGCAGATTGTTTTACTTATAAATAGAATAGACAAAGTGGAAAGCATCGTAGTAAACAATGCAAATACAATTAATATAATTAATAAAATATTTTGGATAGTAATGGCTGCAGCTGCAACCACTATTACCGGAATGTTAATAATGCAATAAAATAGGAGAAAATATGAAATTGCAAGATAAAGAAACTCTAAGCGTTGCAGCAGCAGTCCAGAACGTATTAGAAGGTAAAAAGCCTGCAGTTAAGGAAGAACCAAAGTATCCACATGCGATGTATCATCCTGAAACTGGCAAAGAAGAAACTGCGAAAAACGAAGAAGAGCATAAAGCTTTATCTGCTAAGGGTTATACACATGAGAAGAACGAATCTCCTGAAGAGCCAAAAGCACGAGGCGAAAAAGATTTTAAAGCTAAACATGTAGTTAAGAAATCTGGTGCAAAATCTGATGGTTCAGTAGTAAAAGAAGATGTTGACGCACTTCATGAAGAAGCTATTGAAATGGATAAAGAACTTTCTGAAGGTTTTTCTCCATCTCAAGTTAAAGCTGCTATCAAAATTGCTTCTAAAATGGGCGGTAATATGACAGGTGCTGTTAAAAAAATCGAAGCCATGAAAAAAGGTCTTTCTGATGAAAAGGAAGTTAAGGATGCATTACGCTTAGCTAACGAAGGAACAATGTCAGAAGAAGAAAAATCTGCAAAGCAAAAGAAGTACCAAGCTTTCTTTGATAAAGCACTTAAAAAGTTTGGTGTTAAATCACCTGCTGAACTCGAAGGCGACAAGAAAAAAGAATTCTTCGATTATATCGATAAGAATTATGAAGCTGACGATGAAGAAGATGAAATCGTATCAGAAGGTAAGGTTACAGTTGATGTTGACTGGATTGGCGATACCAAAGTAACTAAAGATGCTGAAAAGAAATTTAAAGTAAAAATTAAAGTAGATACCAGAAAAGGTACTGCTGATGTAACTGGTGATCATAAGCAAGTTGTTAAAATGTTAATGGATCCAGACGTATACGGATTAGATAAAGGTGACATTGAAGACATGTTCCCAGGCCTTATGAAAGGTAAATTAGAATCTGTCCAAGAAGATGTTAGAGATATGAAAAACTATGATGATAGAAATCGTAGAGGCTTCGAAGCTAGAGCAAGTATTGAAGTAGTTAAAGGTAATAGCTCTAATAAATTTGATGATGACTTTGGATTTAATAAAGCTGAAATGACAGTTATGGATAAAGTAATTAGTAAAATTAAGAAAATGCATGTAACTAGCTTTGATGGTGGTTCATCTGGCCCTGCATCTTTAGAATTTTACGGTGATGAAGCTGCTTTAACTAAGTTTCTTGCTGATAGAAATGTACAAAAGATTGTTAAAAAATATAAGGCTAAGGTATACGGACCGACTTTAAACAAATAATTGATTATAAATAACTATATGATGAAATTATTTGATAAACTAACTAGTAGGAATTTTAAGCTATTTGCTGCTAACCATTATAATAACCCTGAATGTATTTCGGTGGATGAATTTATAGAGGATGTAAGTAGATTTAAATACTTAAAAAGATTATTAAAGAGGTATGAGCAATCAGGTGATTTACAGGAGAGATTAATCCTAAATCACCTGATTGTAATATACAATGTGTTTGGCATTGAAGCTGCTGATAGAATGGTTTGGTTCAAAGTGAACGAAGCACACTATCCAGCATTGAAAACCTTTTTAGTATTTTTGCATTTTATAAAAGAAAACGATAAGGTAGAAATACCTATGGACACTAATATAGTGGAAAGGTTAAGAAATATATGAGAACTGTATTAAATAAACGAAACGAAATAAACGAAGGTTTATTGTCTCGTGGTGCAGATATGGTTTATGCTATTAGATTTCTTAAACTTTTAGTAACGCCATTTAAAAAGACAGAAGCTTTTAAACAAGGCCTTGTTGACGAAAATGGATATAGAACAGAAATACCAATTGAAACTAATGATCAAAGATCAGCATTTACAATATTTCATAGATTGGTATTTAATGTTAAGAAATTAATGGCTAAGGTTCCATTTGGTAAAACCAGATTAGCATCTTATGCCGCAGCTTTATTCCTTGTTAAAGAACATACTGGAATATCAAGTGAAAGATTAAAAAGTATATTAATAGAATCTGGAGAAACGGATTTAGATACTATTAATGAAAGTGCTTGGTTTGAGAATAATAATAAACTAAATAAAGGCACTTATATATTAGTTAACGATATAGCATCACCAGATACTGCTGAGTTTATCGCTAAAAAGAACACAAAGGTAATAGTATCAGAAGTGACAGAACCAGCTGATACACTATTCAATATAAATATATACAAGGTTAAACACTTAAATACCAAACAATTTGTATATGTAACAAATATGGATATAAAAAGATGAAATATAAAAGTTTTAAACAATGGGAAGATGCTGCTGCTAATTCCGTAGCAAGTGGCGGAGTCGATATGGCTCCAAACGCTATGGGTAAAAAAGCACTTCTAAAAAGAAAGAAAAAATCTGAAGGTAAATACGACGGCCGTACCAGAGAAGGTAGAAAATTCGTAGAAAGAATGTTAGCAAAGAGGTTGGCCAGAGAAGCTAAAAAAATAGAGAAATAATATTATGTCGAAAATTTTGATGGGAATTATAGGAGCTATGGGACTTATAGGGTTTATGTATTATAATTTCTCTGTAGTACCTATGAAGACTAAACTAGAAGAACAATCCAAAGTAATTATAGCACAAGACCTAAGAGACCAAGAACAAAAGGCTACAATCGAAGCCATTCAAAATAATCTTCAAAAAACTTCACAAGAGTTAACAGGATTACAAGTTAGAAATCAAGCATACGAAACAGAAATGAATGAGTATATGGATATATTCAGACGTCATAATCTGTCTAAATTGGCTAGTGCCAAACCTGGTATGATTGAGAAAAGAGCAAACACTAGAACAAAGGAGGCATTCGATGCGATTGAAGCAGATAGTCAGCGTATTAGCACTCTTAACGATTAGTGGTTGTTCACTACTTCAACAAGCCCCAAGGGAAGTTGAAATAATAACAAAACCAGTTCAGATAGATATTGTTCAGCCAGTAATGCCTAGAGCAATAGACTTAAAAGAACCTAAATGGTATGTAGTTTCAGATACCAAGATAATAGAAAATTGTCTAAAAGATCCTGAAACTAAAAAATCAAACTGTAAATTAGGTAGAGAAGATTTATACCCAGAAGGATATACATACCTTGATAAATTTATAGATGATATAAAGAAAAACCATGGCGGTGATATTGTATTTGTTGCTATGACTGTTGATGATTATGAGTTAATGTCTTATAATACTCAAGAAATAAGAAGATATATTAATCAGCTCGGTGAGGTGATAGTTTACTATAGAAATGTAACAATAGGTGATGAAGATGCTGGAGCAGTGGAAATTAAAGTGGAGAAAGAAAATGAGTAGAATGAAAGATGATATGACGGTATGGGAAAGAGCAGAGATAGCAGCCAAGCTATCAGCAATTGCTTATATGAACCCCAAACCAGCAGAAACCGCATGTAAGAAATTAGGTTTTTCTTCAGGTAAACTAATCAGTAATGGCGGTGCAGAAGTACTTATTGCTAAAGACCGTAATGACCTATGGTTTGCATTCAGAGGAACAGAACCATCTAAACTAAATGATGTTATGGCCGATTTAAAAATTGTTAAAAATACTGCTAAAGCTGGTGGTAAAGTACATGGCGGATTTCAACAAGAAGTTGACGATGTATGGATGGAAATCGTAAAAGAATTAGAGCATAATGATCAATTAAAAGTAAGAAAAGATGTATATATTACTGGTCATAGCTTAGGTGCTGCAATGGCCACAATTAGTGCTACGCGTTATCAGCCTGAAGAACTCTTCACCTTTGGATCACCAAGGGTAGGTGGTAAACACTTTATTAAAAATATTAAATGTCCACATTACAGATTTATGAATAATAACGATATCGTATGTAGAATTCCACCAGCATGGTTAGGATTTAGACATCATGGCGAGATGATTTATTTTAATAGATTTGGAGATAAGCAACTTAAGCCAACATGGACAGATTTCTTTTATGGAATTGGTCAGTCATGGAAAAGATTTAAATTCTTTGATGGCGTAGTAGACCATGGAATGCCAAACTATGTTAAAGCAATTAAAAAGCTTTCAAAGGAAAAGTAATGTATTTTTTACTAATATTATCACTTAAATCCATTTTAAGTTCTATTATAGGTTCTTCATTCTATAACTGGTTCCAAGGAACAAAAGGTGGTATATGGTTCCAAAAACAAGTCGATAGATTTATGGCACATGTCGCAGATAAATACGATTTAGAATTAGCAAAAAAGGATGCTAAATTTAGAAAACAATATCCACTTATAGCTGAAAGGCTTGATTATGTAGAAAGCGTTGCACATTGCAAATGCGGTATTGAAGAGTTCGACGGTTATAAACCTCTTATATCTCGAATTGAAGAAATTGAAAGAAGACTCAAAATAAAAAAATAACACAAACCAGTGTACATTTGTTGAGTTTTATGGTATAATAGATATATTAAATGAAACACAAATATGAACGGGATAAACATTATGGATATAAATGTCACTAAGAGGGACGGCTCTCTCCAAAGCTTTGATTTAGAAAAAGTACATAAGGTACTAGAGTGGGCTGTAGAAGATATTTCAGGAGTATCACAATCTGAAATAGAACTAAAATCTAATATTCAATTGTATGATAAGATACCTGCATACGATATACACGAACTACTCATTAAGAGTGCATCTGAATTAATCTCTGAGCATACGCCGAATTATCAATTTGTAGCGGCTCGATTAATCAATTATAAATTACGAAAAGAAGTTTATGGTCAGTATGAACCATGGTCTCTTGCGCGCATCATCATTGAAAATATTTCACGTGGAGTATACGATGGTGGGATTATGCAAAGTTATACTCGTGATGAAATAGATCAGTTAGATTCATACATAAAACATGATAGAGATGATCTATTTACATATGCTGGAATGGAACAGTTCCGTGGTAAATACCTAGTACAAGATAGAAAAGAAAAGGTTTATTACGAAACACCGCAAATGCTGTATATGATGGTTGCAGCAACTCTATTCTCAAACTACTCAAAAGAAACTCGAATGAAATTCGTGAAGGATTATTATGATGCAATTAGTCAATTTTATATATCACTCCCTACTCCGATTATGGCAGGAGTACGTACTCCAACCCGTCAGTTTTCAAGTTGTGTGCTTATCGAATCTGGTGATAGTCTCGATTCTATTAATGCTACTGCAACCTCCATTGTAAAATATATAAGTAAGAAAGCAGGTATTGGAATCGGTGCTGGCTCTATTAGAGCTAACGGTGCTAAAGTAGGTGATGGTTCAGTTGTTCATACTGGACTTATTCCATTCTTAAAATATTTTCAATCGGCAGTTAAATCATGCTCTCAAGGCGGTGTTCGTGGTGGTGCAGCAACTGTATATCTACCAATATGGCACTATGAATTTGAGGACTTAGTAGTACTTAAAAATAATAAAGGAACTGAAGAAGGTCGTGTAAGACACATGGATTATGCGTTCCAATTAAATAAGTTAATGTATGAAAGACTATTAACAGGTGGTAATATAACGTTCTTTGATCCTAACGATGTTCCAGGATTGTATGAATCGTTCTTTGATGACCAAGAAAAATTTAAAGAGTTATACGAAAAATACGAAAGAGCATATTCTGTACGTAAAAAATCTTTACCAGCACTCGAAGTATTTCAACAGCTATTAACTGAAAGAAAAGATACTGGAAGAATTTATGTAATGAATGTTGACCATGCAAATGATCATGGTGCATTTAAACCAGATAGAGCACCAATTAGAATGAGTAATTTATGCTGTGAAATTGATTTACCGACAAAGCCATTGGAATCATATGATGACGATGAAGGTGAAATTTCACTATGCACATTATCAGCAATTAATTGGGGTTTAATTAACCATCCTGGCGAATTTAAAAAGTACTGTGAATTAGCAGTAAGAGGTTTAGATGAATTATTGGATTATCAAGCATATCCAATTCCAGCTGCAGAAAAATCTACAATGGCTCGAAGACCATTAGGTATTGGTATTATAAACCTAGCTTATTTCTTAGCAAAAAGAGGATTAAAATACGATGAATCGGCATTTAAGGTTGTAGATGAATATGCTGAATCTTGGTCGTATTATCTTATTAGAGCTTCATCAAAACTAGCCAGAGAAAAAGGTAAAATATCTGCAATTGATGACACAAAATACGGCTCTGGAGTACTTCCAATTGATACATATAAAGGTGCAGTAGATAATTTAATAGAGCATAAAGAACGCGTACCTTGGAAGCAATTAAGAACTCACTTAAAGGAACATGGTATTAGAAACAGTACTCTCATGGCATTAATGCCAGCCGAAACATCTGCACAGATTAGTAATAGCACTAATGGTATTGAACCACCTAGAGCACTCGTATCTTATAAACAATCTAAGGACGGTGTATTAGCTCAGGTTGTTCCAGGATACCACCATTTAAAAAATAAATATGATTTATTGTGGGATCAAGAAGGAACCGATGGATATCTCAAGATATGCGCAATCCTTCAAAAGTATATTGATCAGGGTATTAGTGTTAATACTTCTTACAATCCAGAAAAGTTTGAAGACAATAAAATTCCTATGTCATTAATGATACAGGACCTTGTTAATGCATACAAATTTGGATTAAAACAACTCTACTATTTTAACACTCATGATGGTGCAGGAGAAATGAAAGACGATGACCATCACCCATACGATAGTGGAACAACTGAAACCCAGTCAGTAATTATTGACGATGACGATTGCGAAAGCTGTAAAATATAAAGGATATATAAATGGCAATACTGAAAAAAAATAAAAAATCTCATTTAGCAAAAAACATGTTTTTAGATGAAGCAGTAGATATACAAAGATTCGACGTTTTAAAATATCCACAAATAGATAAAATTACAGAAAAACAACTTGGATTCTTTTGGAGGCCCGAAGAGGTAGATATTTCAAAAGATAAAAAGGATTTTGAAGGATTAACTGAACACGAAAAACACATTTTTACAAGTAATCTTAAAAGACAAATTCTTTTAGATTCTGTTCAAGGTAGAGCACCAAACCTAGCATTTTTACCAATTGCAAGTTTACCAGAAATTGAAAACTGGATTGAAACTTGGAGCTTCTTTGAAACAATCCATAGTAGATCATATACACATATTATACGAAATGTTTATGCGGATCCTTCATTGGTTTTTGATAGTATGCTTAATGTTAAAGAAATATTGGATTGTGGTAACGATATCGCTAAGTATTATGACGATTTAATCGATTGTAATGCAGGTCCAACAAATAAACTTGACCATAAAAGAGCACTATATATGTGCTTAATGTCAGCTAATGCTTTAGAAGGCATTAGGTTTTATGTGTCATTTGCATGTTCTTGGGCATTTGCCGAACTTAAAAAAATGGAAGGTAATGCAAAGATCATTAAGTTTATCGCTAGAGACGAAAATACACATTTGGCAGGTACAACAGTTTTAATTAAAAATCTATTAAAAGAAGATAAAGATTATATTAAAATTGCGAAGGAAATGGAAGAAGATGTAATTAAATTATTTACTAATGTTATTGAACAAGAAAAACAATGGGCACATTACCTATTTAGAGATGGCTCTATGATTGGTCTTAACGAAAATATTTTAGGTAATTATATTGAATGGATTGGTTGTAAGAGAATGAGAGCATTAGGTTTAACATGCCCTTACACTGTTCCTAAAATAAACCCATTACCATGGACTGAGAAATGGATTGGTGGTGGAAACGTACAAGTAGCTCCACAGGAAACCGAAATTAGTTCATATGTAACTGGTGGTGTTAAACAAGATGTTGATCAAAAGGCATTATCAGGATTGAGCCTATGATGCATATACCATGGTTTACAAGACCTGAAAAAGTTTTACAAGTAGTAAACTTAGCACCAAGTGAATCTTGGATAGAAAAATTAACAGAAATACATCCTATGAAACAAATCTTCTGGGCATCAATAATTCAATTTATTGTGTTCGGTTTTATGTTATTTTCATTTTGGATGATTAACGGAGTAGTAAATTGAATATAGAAATTTGGGGTAAAGAGCCATGCCCATTTTGCACAATGGCAAAAAATTTATGTGAATCTAAAGGATTAGAATTTACGTATAAACACTACGGAATAGATTTTAGTAGAAACGAAATGTTAGATACATTTCCAGCTGCAAGAACATTTCCTCAAATTATTGTTAACGAAGAAAAAATTGGTGGGTATGATAACTTAAAGGCTCTGTTAGAATGTCAACCACAATAATAGAATGTAGTATTTGTTTTCATGCTTCTGAAATTTATTATGAAATTGATGAAGACGACAACCCAGACCTACTACCAAAGCATTGTCCATTTTGTGGTTATAAAGAACCAGAAGAAGACGATGAAGAAGATTGGGACGATATAGACGATACATAAATATAATTATGGAATGGTTATATGAAGGTAAAGTGTTTGTCCCACCAGAGAACTTTAGTTCTGATGATTACTATGGTTTCGTTTATGAAATAACAAATCGTTGTAATGGAAAAAAGTATATAGGAAAGAAGTTTTTCTGGAGTCAGAAAACATTACCTAAAACAAAAAGTAGAAAACGTAGAAAGAAAATATTAATAGAATCTGATTGGAGAAAGTATTTTGGATCGAATAAAATTTTATGTGAAGAAGTTAAAACTCAAGGCGAAGATATTTTCTATAGAAATATATTATATCTATGCAAAACTAAGGGTGAATGTGCTTACCTGGAAGCGAAAGAACAATTTGATAAAGAAGTACTAATGAGCGATACATATTATAATGGTATTATAAATGTAAGACTTGGCGGAAATGCAGTAAAAGGGCTAAAATAACACTGTACAATTAATGGAATATATGGTATAATAACACTATGAAAGCAGAAAAAAGTAATGTAATTCAGTTTCCAACAGAACGTAGAAAAGCTGAAGTAGAAGAAGAAAGAATGGACATCATGCTTCAAAACGAAGATGATGCTATTAATGTCTCACATTATATAATGGATCTAATACAATCAGCATTAGATGAATTATCAGTAGAATATCCAGATCTTAACATTGATATGGCAGATACTGATGACGTTAACTATAAAGATTTTATGGTTATTCTAAATATGCTGGTTAGTTTATTTTTCAGAAGAGCTGGAATGGATCATATCTTACACGAAGATTTAGAGTCATCCTATGAAAAATTAGCTGCTTTAGTTGCTTTCAGACTAGAGGATTACCAATTAACAGTAGAGGACATTGACGACGAAGATGATATTACTTGATTATAGCCAAATCGCACTATCAAATATTATAGTGCAAAAACTAAATGATGAAAAAATGATTAGACATATGATACTAAACAGTATTAGAATGTATAATAAAAAATACCGAGCAGAATACGGACAAATGGTTATTTGTGCTGATGGTATGAATACCTGGAGAAAAAGTTTTTTTCCAGAATATAAAGCTCATAGAAAAAAGAAGAGAGCAGAAACTGATTCAACTATGGATTGGAATGAAGTATTTAGAATTTTAAATTTAGTTAGAGAAGAACTTAAAGATAATTTTCCATATAAAGTAGTACATATGGAAGGTGCAGAAGCTGATGATATTATTGGTGCTTTAGTACAAAATACTCAAGAGTTTGGCAATCATGAACCAGTAATGATTATATCTTCTGATAAAGATTTTATACAATTACACAAATATTCAAATGTGAAACAGTTTTCACCAATTCAAAAGAAAGCTGTTTCAGATAAAAATCCTAGGACATATTGTTTTGAACATATATGTCGTGGCGACAAGGGCGATGGTATACCAAATATACTATCGCCTGATAACTCTTTTGTTGATGAAATTAGGCAATCGCCAATGACGCAAAAGAAAATAGCTTATTGGTTAGAAAACTCCGATAAGTTACAGGAAGTGATGACAACTGAGGAATTCAGAAATTACCAAAGGAATAAGAAACTTATTGATTTGGAAGAAATCCCGGTTGATCTATCTCAAACTATTATAAATAATTTTGTAGAGCAAAAGCCAGCTATGCGAATGAAAGTTTTAAACTATCTAATTAAAAACAGATTGAAGAATCTGGTTGAATGTGCGGAGGAATTTTACAATGGCTAATTTATTAATCTCTGAGGTATTAGCTAATACCGGTAAAAAAAGAGGAAAAGCTGAGAAGCAAAAATATCTAAAAGACAACTATTCAGTTGCCTTAATTACAGTACTTAAAGGAGCTTGGGATCCCATTGTAGAATGGAATCTTCCTGAGGGTGTGCCACCTTACACAAAGGACGATGCACCTATAGGACATAGTTCTAGTAATCTGCATTTAGAGCAGAAAAGATTACCTTACTTTGTTAAAGGTCATCCCTTAGCAAAGGGATTACCAAACAGTAAGGTAGAAAAAATGTTTATCGACATGTTAGAATCAGTACATCCTGACGAAGCCGATATTCTTATTGCAATGAAGGACAAGGCGTTCACCGGTAAATTCGGTGGTGTTACTAAAAAAATGGTAGCAGAAGTTTGGCCTGACCTATTTAGTGATATGGTGTTAGATGACGCTATTATTGATAAAGCAATCTAATTAAAATTAACTTAACAGGAGAACCCAATACCTATATTATGTTTTTTTAAATTTTAACTAACCAACAAGGAGAATCCATGCACGAGATTCATCGATTGAGGCGAGATATCATTGAAACTAAACATTATAGAATGAGATTAATTAAAAAAGGCAAAGAAGTTCTGGCATATAAAATGGCTAAAAAAGTATTATATATGGAAAAGAATCTTCAAGACCTTGAACAGGTATATATGGGGAGGTAACCATGGGGTTAACCTCACTCGTGGGGTTAACTTTTACTAAAAACATGTGTACATGTGCAGTAAAGTATGGTATAATGGTATTATATTACAAACAGGTTATATTATGAATATATTTATCTTAAATGATGATCCAGTGAAAGCAGCACAAGACCAGTGCGATAAACATGTGGTGAAAATGATTGTAGAATCAGCTCAAATGCTTTCTACAGTACATCGTATGCTTGATGGCGTAATGGAACGTAGGCCATCAAAGTCTGGTTCCATGTTACAATACTTTAAACTCAATGACGAAAGAGAAGACATTCTATATAAAGCATGTCATTTTAATCATCCATCTACCGTATGGACTAGAGAATCAGTGCATAATTACAAATGGCATTATGAACATTTTGTAGCCTTATGTGATGAGTATACATACAGATATGGTAAAATACATGCGACAGATACAAAGCTCAGAGGTGAGTTATATGACACACCAGATAATATTCCTCAAATACCAATGACACCGTTTAAATTAGCAATGGCTTCATTTCCGGAATGTATATCAGAATGTCCAATTACGTCATATCGTAAATTTTACGAAACAAAACAACATAGGTTCAACATGGCTTGGACTAAACGAGAAGTACCGGAGTGGTTTAATTATGCCAATGTATGATTTTAAAAATTTAGAAACTGGTGAAGTAGAAACTAAAATGATGTCAATTGCTGACATGCAAGAATATGTTAAGGATCCAAATATTCAGCAGGTTATATCTCCATCTCATATAGGTTATGAAGGAAATAAATCTATATTAACAAGAGCTGGAGGTGGTTGGAAAGAAGTTCAAGATAGAATTAAAAGTGGATTACCACCACAGGATAGGGATAAAATTAAAACGCAATGAATAAGAAGCCATCAAAACTTAGAATTGAGCATTTAGCTAAATTAGAACCACTAACAGAAAACCAAAAACTAGCATTTGATTCATTTGCTTCTGGTAATCATATGTGCTTAGATGGTTCAGCAGGTACAGGTAAAACTTTTATATCACTATATCTTGCACTAGAAGCTGTCTTAAAGAAAGAATACAGTAAGGTTATTATTGTTCGTTCTGCAGTTCCTACAAGGGATATGGGATTTCTACCAGGAACACAAGAAGAAAAAGAAGATGCATACACTGCACCTTATAAAGCTATTGTTAATGATTTATTTCAAGATAACGATGGATGGTCCAAAATGGTCCAAAATAAAAATATAGAGTTTCTTACAACTTCGTTTATAAGAGGATTAACTATTAAGAATGCAATTGTAATAGTTGATGAATCTCAAAACTGTAATTACCATGAGCTATGTTCAGTAATCACAAGGTTAGGTGAAGACTGCCGATTTATAATGTCAGGTGATTATTACCAATCCGATTTTACAAGAAATGGTGATAAAGACGGAATTAAAGAATTTATTAACATTATTCAAAACATGAAATATTTTGATCATATCGAATTTTCATGGGAAGATATCGTACGAAGTGGATTCGTAAGAGACTTTATTATGACAAAGGAATTATATGAAAATGGGAAACTTTAAACATGAACCAATTGATCTTGGCTATACAGACCTTACTGCACAATCTACTGGCTCTGGGCGAGAATACGCCGATCCTGATAATAATCGCTATCCTAGTGTTACAACAGTACTTTCAATATTAAGCGAAGATCATATTCGTGCTTGGAGAGCTCGTGTTGGTGAAGAAGAAGCCAATAGGATATCACGAAGAGCTTCTACAAGAGGCACAAAAGTACATGCTGTACTAGAGAAATACGTAGATAACGATAAAGATTATTTAGATGGTGCAAATCCAATTGTTACTTCTAATTTTCTTGAAGTTAAAAAGATTTTAGATGAAAGGCTAAGCTTGGTTTATGCACAAGAAGCAGCACTATATTCTAAACACTTAGGATTGGCTGGAAGGGTCGATTGTGTTGGTGTATGGGATGGTAAAAATTCTATTATAGATTATAAAACAGCAGCCAAACATAAACGAAAAGAATGGTGTGAAAACTATTTTATTCAAGAAACTGCATATGCTATTATGTGGGAAGAAAGAACAGGAATGCCAATCACTCAATTGGTAACTGTAATCGCAGGAGACGAAGGCGCACAAGTTTTTGTTGAACATCGCGATAATTGGAGCAATAAGTTATTAGAGACAATTGCTGAATACAAAAAACGTAAGATTTTCGGGAGATAATATGAAAAACTTTAGAGATCAGATGGTAAAAACATCGATGGAATACATGCAAGCTCAGGCTGCAAAACATAAGATGAATGCAGATATTATTTTAAGCAATCAAGTATCAGTTGGTGAACATTCAGACCAAATGGAAACACTTGAAAAAGAGCTTGGTTTAATGGCTGAATACATCGACAAATACGAAGTTTTGGAAAACTATTTTAAATAATGTTAAAGTGGTTACAAAATTATGAATCAAAGGGCCACGTAGGTATTACATGTGGTGCCTTTGATTTACTTCATGCAGGACACATTACAATGTTGGCTGAAGCTAAAAATGAATGCGATTATTTAGTAGTAGCATTACAGTGTGATCCTACACTTGATAGACCAGAAAAAAACAAACCTGTTCAATCCATAGTTGAACGTCAATTACAAGTTGCTGCAGTTAGGTATGTAGACGATGTAATTATCTATAATACAGAAGAAGAGTTAAAAGATATATTTCTATCACTTCCAATCGATGTAAGAATTATTGGATCTGATTACCTGAATAAAGACTTTACAGGTAAAAATATATGTGAAGAAAGAAACATTCGTATAGTTTATAACACTAGAGATCACTCTTTTTCTTCTACGTCCTTACGTGAAAGGATCAAAAAACAAGAGAAATAATGCAGAAAACCCTGTACAAATATGTATAATAATGGTATAATATACATATTAAATAAACAAATAAAGAAAGATGAAAACGATGAAAGAAAATATAATTTTAGTAGATTGCGATGGAGTACTATGTGATTGGGAATACTCATTTACGCAGTGGATGAACCATAAGGGTTATCCAACAAGTGATTACACACAATACAATGTTGCTAAAAGATTTAATTTAACACCAGAGTTTAGTAAAAAGTGTGTTCAAGAATTTAATGAATCAGCAGCAATTGCTTTTTTACCACCTTTAAGAGATGCTGTTTATTACATGAAAAGACTTAATATGTTACATGGTTATAGATTCCATTGTATTACATCTTTAAGTGATAATAAATACGCTCAAAGATTAAGAACTCAAAATCTTGAATTACTTTTTGGTAAAGAGTTATTCGACGATTACATTTATCTACCTTGTGGTGCTGATAAAGATAAAGAGCTTAAAAGGTATGAAGGTACAGAATGCTTTTGGGTAGAAGACAAAGTAGAGAATGCAGAAGTTGGAAAGGGATTTGGTCTTAATTCAATTCTTGTAGCTCATGAACATAACGCTTATTATGAAGGAGATATTCCAAGGTATTGGAAGTGGAAAGACATATATAAGCATATAACTGGAGAAGTATAATGCCAATAAAATTTAAAGAATCAGTGAAGAATAGAGATGGATCAGTCCAAAACTTTTACATGAAATCAACCCCACTTGCGGAATTGAAAGAAGCGTTAGATAGACAACATACGCCTAATAAGAAGAAACAAAAAATACGCAATGAGTTGGTTAGGCGCGGTGCTTAAATATCTGTGGAAGATATGGGCTAAATCCCTGGGTGGGAAAGCAAGTAAAAATGATGATCGCCAAAACGATCATGTAGCGATTGCAAGGACAATAATTATCTTAATTTATATTATAACAAATTTGGTTATTATTTCTGGTGTGATACGTCATTGGTAATATGGCAGAATTTTCTGACTACCTTGTGCATCCTTCCAGATTTCATCATCCTGTGAAATTTCTTCCAGTATAATTTAATCATATAACTATTTATAAGACTTATGGCAACGAAAAACGAAATAACAGGCGACTCTATTAAAAGTAAGGGTCCAAGTAAAGCATATTCTGATAACTGGGAAGCTATCTTTGGTAAAAAGAAGAAAGACAAAAAGAAAGATCAGGATAAAAAAGAGGTGCAGCGCCCTTAGCTCAGCTGGATAGAGCAACAGCCTTCTAAGCTGTGGGTCCCAGGTTCGAATCCTGGAGGGTGCGCCAAAAATATATACTTAAATGTATATTAGAATATATAATTATTAACTAAAAAGGAAAGTGAAATGAGTAGTATTATTATACCATCGTCGGATGCAGACAAAAAACGTATCAGAGAAGCAATGCAAGAGATTAGTAACTCTTATATTAGAATGGAAAGTGAAAGGGCTTTTGTAAAAGAAGCTATTGAGGCATTGGAAGACGATGTTGAAATCCCAAAGAAAATTCTAAGGAAGATGTCAAAGGCTTTTCATAAGCAAAATATATCTGAAATTGTTACAGAAGTTGAGGATATTGAGGCATTAATGGAAGCTACTAAGTAAGAAATCTTATAAATAGTAGTATGATTAATTTTAATGGCTACATCACGGAAGAGATAGAAAAACGAGGAGTCACGGAAGTTGCTATATTGGCACTAGATGCTGATGAAGGAACTGCCGCTGACATAATCTCTAATGTTTGTGAGTTTAACGATGTTAAATGCACACTTATACACACCAACAAAGCATTCCTAGCGGATAGCGATGTAGAACTAAGGAAGGTTGAGATACATAATATTGATGGTGAAGGTAAACTTATATCTTTAGACATTGATAATACTATCATCTTTGTTAGGGCTGGTGCTGTAGGAACCTTAGTAGGGCAGGCATTAGTATCATCATTACAGACAGCTGGGTTCTTTTTAATAAATGATTTAGAATCTATGTTATTATGTAATAATAAAATGGCAACAAGTATTGCACTACAAAGAAACAATGTGCAGATACCTAAAACAGCCATTTTAAACAATGAAGAATCTATTGATTTAGCTGTAAAAAGCGTTGGTGGTAAATATCCATTAATCATAAAAACACTTACAGGAACACAAGGTATTGGTGTATCTAAGGTAGAATCATATGATTCGTTAATCTCAGTATGCCAATCTTTATGGAAGTTTGAAGCACAGTTGTTATTACAAGAATATTTAGAAATGAAATCTGATATTAGAACACTTGTAATAAATGGCCATATTATGGCATCAGCTGAAAGAAAACAAACTAAAAAATCTAAAGACTTTAGAAAAAATGTTCATAGGGGTGCGGAAGCAATTCCATATAAACTATCTGAAGAGGAAGTAGAAGTAATACTAAATGCTGCTCGAGCAACTGGCGCATATTATTGTGGAGTTGATCATACAGTAGTTAATGGTGAAATATATGTTGTTGAAGTAAACGGTTCGCCTGGTGCTAAATCACACTTTATGGGTTATGATTTAGAAACTAATAAACCTACTAAACCTTTAACTGCTGAGAAAGCAATCGATTTAATGATTAAACATATATTAGAACCATACAATAGAAAAACTTGGTTTAGACAAGAAGCTGGATATATAGAAACAGTTCATATTGAAGGTTATAAACTACCGATTAGAGCTAAATTTGATACAGGTAATGGAACAGACGCTTCCATGTTACATGTTGATAAAGTAGAAGTAAAGAATAATAAAGTTTATTGGGAAAAGAATGGTCAAAAATTCGTTAACAAATACCTTGGTAAATCAGTAGGTGTTAGAGGTCCTAATAATAAAATTGAAAGAGCTAAGGTAGAACTTACAGTTAAATTTAATGGTAGATCATATAATGCATTTATTGGTTTAACTGTAGAAGACTCAGCAAGTGAAATGTTAGTTAATAGAGAATTAATGACACTTATGAGAATAGCAATTAATCCAAGCTTAAGGTTTGGTATTAGTGATTGGACAAGAAAGAACGATGAAACTGACGTTTAATAATAGAAATATAAAAGTTAGGAAGATAGTTCCAGTGCATGCTTTGACCAAAATCCAGGAAGATAAAACTAAGAAAATTCCTAGGAAAGAGAAGCATAAGCATATAAATAGTTACGAGGTATAAAAATGGCAGATATAAATTTAGATTTCGATTTTGGCTTTACAGCTGTTGATGAAAATGAATTAGAAGCAGTACAAAAAGTTACAACTGAGGCTTCTGATGCATCAGCTAGTTTACAAGAAACCGAAGAAAAACTAAATAAATTATATAACGCTATATTACCATTGTTAACAAATTTAAAGAAAAATCCTGAAAAGGAATATATTCTCTGGCCCAATCGAGTTGAGAAGATTGAGCAGTTTGAAGATTTAATTACGGGGATTATTAAGTAATGCCAATACCAAGTTCAAATATATCTATGGCTGCAATTAATACTGAAGTTACTAGTGTTGATAGTCATTCATTAAAAACATTGTCCGATAATGCTACATCTGGTTCTGATCCTAATGACGGCGCGCCGTATGGAATGTCAGAGTTTAGTGGTTATACACACGCTGTTCCATACCCAGCTGCTACATCAAGTCTTGTTCAGTTTGCAAGTGCTAGTGGTACTAGTTTGACAAGTTATAAGTTTAGCACAGGTAGCAGTATTCCACCAAATGCTGCTGCTCCTAAAGCTGGATTTACCGTTAGAGTATTTACTAATGCGTATGGATCATATTACTATGTAAAAGAAGCTTATAGTTCGTCAATTAGTCAATACCGTAAAAATTCTACAAATAACACGTTAACTACCACAGAGAAATTAATGTCTTATAACTCGAATACAATAAGTCAAATTAGTCATATTAAAATAAACTTTACTGCTTCTTTGCTCGCATCAGGGCCAAGCGGGTTTTTATCAAATGGATCTACTGGCTGGATAGCAACTTCTGGATCAAGCTTTTCGCATTCAGCTACGTTATATGTTCAAGCAGCTGCAGAATGTTATAATACATCTATAAGAGAAGCAACTGGAAATGTTCAAATCTACCTTAGAGGTAGTGGTTTTCAAGATACTTTAGTTGCAGAGCACGATTATAGTGCAGAAGCACAAGCAACAGCAACGGCTTGTTTATAAGGGATAATATATGGCATTAACAACATCAGGAGCAATAGATTTAAACGCCATCCACGTTGAAGCGGGTGGAACTAGTGGTACATCAGTATCTATTAACGATGCTGATATTCGTGGATTAACTCCGGGCTCGGGTTATACAATACCTACAGGTTCTGGAACTGCAATTGAATTCGGTGATTTCTACGGCGCATCATCATTGTCTACAATGACTACTACTAACTATATGCGACAAGCATCTAGTGGTACTACAAATTTTGCTGGTTATTCAAATCACAGCCAGTCAGGCGGTATTGTATTTGGTGCGGGTGGGGGTTTTTATGTAAGATTAAGAAGAGCCGATCCTTATGTTTATTTAGAAATAAAAGAAATGTCCAGCTCCTATGGTTCAAATTGGTATAATACAAGCGGAACTGTTAGTGGATTGAGTACGACTTTTGTGAGCATGGGAAGATTTAATTTAACAGGCGTTACTTCCATTGCATTAGACTGGACTACTCCTACTGTAAGTGGTAGTTTTGCATCGGCAACAGTTGTTGGAAATACAGCAAGTGGAGGAACTTATGCTGCCTCGGATAACTCGTTTCAAACTGTAAGTAATAACCAATCAGTAGGATTGCAATTTAAAATAATGGTATCCGCTGAATGCTACTCAAGTCATGTTGCGAATGCTTATACATTTATTACTGCAAGAGCTAGAAAGTCTGGATATGCTGATGGCGCCTTAGGTAGTTATTTATTAAGAACACGTGGTCAAGCCACATCTACCGCTTGTTTCTAAGGAGAATTTAAAATGATAACATCTACATATACAGTTGAAAGAAATGAAGCGGGTGAAAGCACTTCTATTACGTGGAATTTTAAAAAATATTCCACAAGTACTATAGAGGTTCAAAGCCATGTTGTAGATGCTGATGGAAATACCGAAGAGTTTGAGGTATCAGTAGTTAATGAAAACGATCTAATCGATACATATACAAAAGTTTATAGTATACCTGAAGATCAAAGAACAACAGCAACACATGAAGAGCCACATGTTCATGAAAATGAAATGGCATTTCAAACTGCATACCAAACTTGGTGTGTATCTGCTGAATTAGAATATATTTAAAGGAAAATAATATGACTATACACATACATGTAAAAACAGACGTTGTAAGAGATGAATCTGATGTAACAAAATCAATTAATGTTACACTAGAAAAACATTCTGATACGAGTGAAATAAATGGCACATATATAAATGATGACGGAGATGAAAAATCTCATACATATCACGGTTATGTTGAAGATACTCTTCTTGCTACAAAGTCAATGGTGTTTACTATACCAGATGACGAACAGACAGATGTGCTTGTAGGTACCCATCCTCATAATGCTGAAAATGAATTAGCATACCTAGCGCTATTTAATAAATGGTGGGCTGGATTTAAAAGCTCAGATGAATTCCAAACAAAGCATTTGGAATTAGTAACAGGAGAATAAAATGTTTGCATTTATGAATAAAGAAGAAAAAACGGTAATTGACGTAAATCAATTAAGAGAACAATTAATTATAGACGAGGGACAGGTAAATGAAATTTATCATGATCACCTCGGTTATGCTACATTTGGCATTGGACACTTGGTACTTGAAGGAGACCCAGAACATGGGTTGGAGGTCGGTACTGCAGTGGCAGAGGATAGAGTCATTGAATGTTTTGCCAAGGATGTAGAAACAGTAATCGAGGATTGTAAAAAATTACACGACGGGTGGGATGGATATCCACAAGAAGTGAAACAAGTCATTGCGAACATGATGTTCAACATGGGACTTACGCGCTTAAGTAAATTTAAAAAACACAACGCAGCGCTGCAATGTGGTGATTGGCCGGTGGCGGCTATTGAAGGGAGAGATTCAAGATGGTACAAGCAAGTAACGAACAGAGCAGAACGACTTATGGGAAGACTAGAGGCCCTTTAAAGGTCGAATCTAGTATTCCGCAAGATAAACAAGAAAGTAAAGGTTGGTATTGGTGTCATGAAAAGCAAGGTCTTTTTAGATACTCAGACTGGCATAAATCAATAAATGAACTTAATTTAATAAGTTTATAATAGGAGAAAGAAATGGCAAGCACAATTAAACTTTTAGGGTCTCAGACCACTTTGGCTTCGGCCACTACAGTAGGAGAAGCGACGGTCGTTAGAGTATTAGCAACTTCAGCTGGAACTATAACTCAAAAAGCAGCAGCTGGTGGCGCCGTCTTAGGTACTATTCAGATGTTAGCTAATACAGAAATTGTATTGGCCAAAGCACCTGCTAATACTTTAGAAGGTGGTGCAGGGTTCAAAGTAGTTAAAATCGCTTACAGCAATTAAGTTAATGCCTGATGATAGATATAACCGAGATAGCGCATGAAAAACTCGTCGAAAAGACGCGCGAGGCTGGTAACAATATTATCAGAATTGGGCTACTTCCTGCTGGTTGCAACGGTTGGAAATACCAGTTTGTATTTGTTACTGACAGCGATGCAGACGACCACATAATAGATTATGGCGATTATATCTTAGTTGTTGAAACAGGCCAGCTTCATAACTTTATGAATATGACCCTTGATTATCAAACCGAGGGTCTAAATTCACAATTCAAATTTTTAAATCCAAATGAGGTCGCGTCCTGCGGCTGTGGACAATCAATATCGTTCTAAACACTTAATCTTATAAATAGATTATATGGAAGATTTGTTTACTTTAATTAAAGATGTAGGAGTGCCTATTGCGGCTGCAATATCATGCGGTGTCTTTGTATTTATTGTAATTAAACAAATATTTAGCGGTGTTTTAGATCAAATAAACACACTAACTATATTTACCAAATCTTTAGAAAACAGAGCTAGATCTATGAATAATGAAATTATTAAGGTTGATTTATTAGTGTCTAGTGCTTTAGAATTAACCCCACCTATCGACCGAGTGGCCAGATCCGAAAATTTTGTAGAGGATGGAAAAATCGATACAAGAAGAGACTAACGTATTATGGACATAGCTGGATTAATTATAGAATTCGGATTTGAAACAGTAGCGTTAGTAGGACTTGGTTATTTTGTGTTTTATGTATGGCAATTTGTTTCTAATGATTTAGAGCCAAAGCTTGAGGAAATGCATTTTGGTTTAATACGTTTAATAGACCAAGTTAGAATGCTTGATCAAGATATGATTAGATTACAAGAAAAGGTTAAAGTAGTACTAGAGTATAGAGAAAGACAGAAATTATTAGATATGGAAAAGAAAAATGAAGATTAGAAATATAGCATTAATAGGAATGGTAATATCATTTCCAGTATTTGCTGATGAAATTAAATTTGGATTTAAAAATCCATCGTTCAGTGGAGCTGGAACAGGAGCACATTATTTAACAATTGAGAACCAAGAACATTCTCGTAAAAAAGCAATTGAAGATGCTTTAGAGGCTGCAAGAAAAGCAGCAGAAAGAGAAGCTGAAAACTCTACAATGGCCAAGTTTATACGAAATTTGGAGAGTAGAATATACTCTCAGATGTCAAAACAATTAGTTGAATCTATGTTTAGTAATGATGGATCGGTGAGATTTGGTTCATTTACATTGGAAGGTAATGTTGTTACATACGAAGTTTTAACAAATGAGGATGGATCTGAATATATTAAAATGACTATTGTAGATTCAGATGGAACTACAACCGTTATTGAAATACCAGTAGGAACTGGTAATTTTGGGCAAGATCCGGATGTCGGTTAAGTATATATTAATATTATTGCTACTTAGTGGATGTGCTTCGGTGCCGCAGTGGAGCCCAAATCCACAAGATTGTAATGATTTAGAAGGAAAATACGATCAAGGTTTTAATAGACATCTGCAGATGGGTATACAGAAAACCATGGCTAGAAAGTATATCTGTGTCGATGAACCAACGGCTGTTAGGTTACCAGCATATGTAGATTTATTAAATTTACCTCCAGCAAAGGATAAACCAGTTGTTGCCGTATATAAGTTTGAAGATAAAACAGGACAAAGAAAATCAGTAGATAATATAGCATCGTTTTCTACTGCAGTTACCCAAGGTGGTACTGAATTATTAATAGATGCTCTCAAAACTGCAGGTGGCGGAACCTGGTTTAGAGTAGTAGAAAGACAAGGAATTGATAATCTAGTTCGGGAAAGACAAATAGTAAGGTCAACCCGAATAGATGTTGCTAAAGCCGAAGGGACTGAAGCACGAGGAGTTGGGCCTCTCTTATTCGCCGGAATGATTATAGAGGGAGGTATTATTGGTTATGATGCTAATATGGAAACAGGTGGTCGCGGCGCACGAACACTTGGTATAGGTTTTAGCAAAATGTATCGTAAAGACGTTGTTACAGTTTCTATTAGAGCAGTATCTGTATTAACGGGTGAAGTTTTGTTAAACGTCCAAAGTAAGAAATCGGTATTATCTTACGGAAGTGGAGGCGACTTGTTCAGATTTATAGAACAAGGAACTCAACTTGTAGAATACGAGGACGGAGTGGGTAATAATGAGTCGGTTACATATGCAGTTAGAGCTGCTATTGAAGCTGCAGTTTTGGAATTAATCTACCAGGGGCATGACCGTAACTTCTGGGATATAAACGAGGGTCATAGACATCCACATCAACATGATGGGGTGAACGAAAGACACTCAAATAACGAGGAAAACGAAAATGAATAAACTTTTAAGTATAGTTGTCTTAGGATTATTATCAACATCGTTTGTTTATGCTGCAGCTACTGATGATAACGAAATTAGAATAGATCAAACTGGTGACACTTTAATCTTATATATCGATCAAGTAGGTTTTGGTAACAAAATAGGACTCACCGATTACTCTGGAAGTCCTGCAGATATGACAATAGTAGGTTCGAGCTTAACATTTGATATTGATCAAATTGGTAATCAGAATTTAATCTACGGCCCTTTGAAGCTAGACTCATCTTCTTTAACATTCAATTTAACTGGAGATTCAAATAAGGTAGATTGGGATATAGGTACAACAGGTAGTTCTGATACTACTAATTATGCATTTGCTGTTACTGGAGATAGTAATACATTTGATATAGACCAAGGTAAAGTTGGAGCAAGTGCTGAAAGATTAGATGCTGATTTGGTATTAATTGGTAACTCAAACATATTTGATATAGACTTTGAAACTGATGATATAACTTGGGACTTTGAGATTACTGGAGACGGTAATAATGTTAATACATTACAGAAAGATGGAGCACAAAAAATAACACTTGAATTAGTAGGTGATAGTGCAGATATTGATATTAATCAATTATCAGGTACATGTGCTGCTAGTGGCGGAGGTTGTGCAACTCCTAATGCAATTATAAATTTAGATATTACATCAGACAATGCTAAGATTCAGATCAACCAGAAAGATTCTGGTAGCGACTCTTAGTTTACTATTCATCACTGGAATCACTTATGCTGATTCCATTGGTGACATAGTAGAGTCAACTGGCATTGGCCAGATTGTTCGTAATAATGAACAAATAGTAGTAGCTAATGCATTAGCAATAGAGTTAAATGATGAAGCAAAAACTGGTAACGGAAGAATGCTTATTGAGTTTTTAGATAAGGCTCAATTATCTTTAAAGGAACATTCTGAAGTACTAATAGACGAAATATATTATGACCCTGATCCTTCACTCTCAAAAATGAGTATGAAGTTTACAATGGGAACAGCAAGATTCGCATCTGGAAGATTAGGATTAGTGAATAAAGCCAATATTGATATCAAGACTCCTACGGCCTCAATTGCCGTACGGGGAACCGATTTTACAACAACAGTAGATGAGTTAGGTAGAAGCCTAATCATATTACTACCAGATGAGAATGGTGACCCATCTGGTGAGATAGTAGTTTCTAATGAAGGCGGAGTAGTTACATTAAACGAAGCATATGCCGCAACAATGGTATCATCATTAGATTCATCACCAACACAGTCAATTGTAGTGAATGGTATCACACCTGCACTAATTGACAATATGTTTATTGTATCACCTCCACCGGCAGTCGCTGAAAGAATACAAGAAGAAATGGCCGATGAGGCGAACGAAGACCAAGGGCTATTAGATATAGATTTTTTAGAGTTTACAGAGTTAGAAGAAGATGAGTTAGAAGAAGATGAACTTGAAGATTTTACCGAACTGGATATTGATGAATTAAGTGTTGATTTTTTAGTAGATGTATTAAACGTTATAGATAATTCGGATGTTCTAAATACAATAGGTGAATTTAATGTCAAAGGTGCAAGTAAAGGATTTAATATTAAATCCCAATGGAATGTTTTTTTACAAGATGGCGATTTAGTATTGTATAGAAGCGTTAATGGTGTTATAAGTGTTAAAATAGGTGCAGCTGGTAATTTTGCATTAGAAGCTATAACTCCAACTTGGGATGGACTAATAACTGGAAACGAGGGTGATGATATCCTCATTTATATAAATCAGGTGAATTAAATGAAAGAATTAATATTTATTTTAGGTATGTTATTATTGCCAGCGATGTGTTTTGCAGATGATAATATTATTACTATGGAACAAACAGGTGATAATTTTGAGTTAACAATTGATCAAATTGGTTATAATAATGTAATCCAGCGATGGAGAACAAACGATACTGGTATTTTCGGAGCAAACAATAAAGTAACAATAAGGCAACAACATAATAAAGGCGGTTCATCAGATCAAAACGTAATCGAAATAAGACAAGTTGTTGGAGCAGGAAATAATTTGGCATTAGGCCAAGGATATCATGTTTCACCATCAGGAAGTTTTTCAATCGATAATGATGAGTACGGAGATACTTTTGCACATATTAATGTGACAGGAGACAATAATAATATAGCAATGGCACAAAGAACAAATGGTAGTTCTTCAGGCCATGAGTACTGGTTACATGTTGAAGGTGATGATAATGATATACATACTGTTCAAAGAGAAGGTGGAAGTCAGTTTATTAATTTAGATATTTTCAACGATAGTAATGAGGTTAGTCTTATTCAGAAGAATAGTGGCGATCATTATATGAGCGTTGTATTAGGTGGTTCTGACCCTACTGCAATTTCTGTAATGCAAAGTGGTTCGAATAATAACTCATATAGTATTACAAATTATTGTTATACTCCAGGCGGATGTAATGTATCGGTATTACAGCAATAATCGTCTTAGATTTGTTTGGTATAAGTATGGATTTCCAAATACCCATAAAGGCACATATATAGATATATACGTATGAAAATAGAATGCCCAGAAGAATATTACGAATGTCTTACCGAAGAAGAGTATGATGAAATATTAAGACTCTTTGAAGAAAATGAAATATCGGTTCCAGATTCAATACAAACAGAAAGCATAAGTGATGCACAAGCAGTTGCAGATTTTACATGGCAAGTATTATTTTTATCTCCATGGGAATTAGCATATATCGCATTACCTATGTCAGTTTTGGCCTTCTATGGTCTATCCATTTATGCAATATTTAAATGGGTTCAAAGAAAATTTAGCTAATGAAATACTTAACATCAATATGGACAACTATAATACTATCGCTTATTCTTATAACTATAAGATTAATAGACCCTAGCCCTGTTCAGCAGTTAAGATTAAACACTTTTGATCAATATATCTCTACAATTCCAGAAAAGAAATCAGATATAGTTCTACTGAATATAGGAGAAGAATCCTTAGGTCTATTAGGACAATACCCATTCCCTCGTCAAACCTATGCACAATTAATATCTGATCTAAGAAACGCTAATGCTGGCTTAATTGGATTTACACTAATGTTTCCAGAGGCTGATAGATTTGGTGGAGACGAGGTGTTTGCTTCTTGGGTAAACGATAATGGTATTATATTATCTCAAGATGCAGATGAAAGAGGAAGAAGCACTAAAGCACCTTATGTAGGTTCAGCAACATTTGGTACAGGTGATCCATTAGATTGGGCTATAAGATATAAAGGGTTGGTTACAAATATAACTGAAATAGAACAAGGTGCATGGGGTACTGGATTAATAAATGGCATGCCAGAAGTTGATGGATTAGTGCGTAGAATACCTCTATTAAGTCAAATTAATAAAGAACTATACCCATCGTTTGCACTAGAACTTCTTAGAGTATCTAATGAACGATTATCTTATACGGTAAAGGTTAACGAAGTGGGTATAGAAGAAATAATTATTAGGCCATTTAGAATTACTACAGATCCTAATGGGTCATTCTGGATTAACCATAATTATACCTTTACGGAAATAGAGGTCGGGACCAAGCTGCCTGATCTTCAGGGCCGAACAGT